ACTCTTGAAGAGTGAAGTTTCGTGAAAGATTCATGCTACATCCGTTAGTAAAACTATTAATACGGCTCCCATGCCACCGACAATCCAATACTCTAATCTTTTAATTCGATCTTGCATTTCTTTTATTTGCTCAAACGTTTGCTTTTGCATTATTCTGCAAAGCTTCTCATGAGATTCAATTTTTTGTAGTGCCGATTTTTTCGCCATTATGTTCTCCTAGCAATTACTTGTTCGTCAGGTGATAGTAGTGCACTCTCTGTTCGTGTCAACCCTGTAATTGGACTTTTTTGTGTTGTACCAAGAGCTGCCATTTGTCTATTTGGCATAGGCATATTTGGTAATGGTGGCACTTGTGCTGTCTGAGTATTTTGTGTTGTTGGTGTTACTTCAGAAAATCTATCCATAAAAGAAATTCCTGCATCTTTTATTCTATCTATTATAGAATCATCATCCTTTTCTTCTGGTTTTACTTTTAATGATCTTTTAGAATAATCTCTCATAACTTTGTTAAAATCTTTTCTTGGATAAAAGAAATCTTTATTTATAACTTGATCTGGGTATGCTTTTTTAAGTTCTCTTAATCTTTTTTGCATTAAAGACTCAGACGCTTTAAATGGTACAAACTTACCTCTAAACAATAAATTAATTTCTTTGTTACTAAAATTTCTTCTTTTTAAAAGTTTTCTTAAATCTTGTTTTGTTAAACCTAATAAGTTACCATCTCGTAATACATTGTAAAATTCTTGTTGAACTTTAAACATCTCTTCTTGTATATCTTTAAACTCTTGAACGTATGCATCACCACCTCTATCAACTGCATCTTCTAAACTATAAAATTTTTCTGCATCATCAACGGCTAGTTTTTTTCTTCTGTATTCTGTCATTTTAAAGTTAAGACTTCTTGGTGTGTCTACGTTTATAATTCTAATACCAGAAAATAATGCAAGTGCTTCGTCTCTTAAATCATAAGGTTGTCCACCTGGTTTTAAATCTTGATCTATGGCTGCCGTTATTTTTTTACCTGTTGTTACAGCACCTGGTTCTATACCTTCTAAAAAGTGTGCAAAACTTTTAGTCATTGCAGTGCCTAAATCATCTGTATCAGAATAAACAAGACCACCTGCTTTTTTAACACCACCTCTACCAAAAAATCCTCTTGGTAGTACGTCAATAATTCTTTCATAACCAAGTGGCTCTGATACAAACGAACTAACTAATTCACCTCCCGCTTCTGCAAAAGCTTTCATTGTTAGATCATCCCAATCTTGATTAGTTCTTTTTTTACCATCATGTAATGCTCTCATAAACGCTTCAAATGGTTTTTGCACAACATCGTACGGACTAAAGTAAGAGAAGTTGATCGCTTTGCCTTGACCCTTTTTCCATTTATCTAATGGCAATAGTATTGAGTTCCTGTTCCAACTAGCTGCAAAAGAATTTTTGTATGCTTCTAATTCTTCCATGGTTACACCTGTTACTTCTGATGCAATATTAGAAACTGCTGTACCTGCTCCACCTAAAACAGTGTATGCACCTATCATTCTTCTGTATCCTATTTGTCTTAATGCAGGATTACTAGATGCTATTTCTTTGGCGCCTATGTTCATAATATTAAACGTTGTTCTCATCATTTCTGCAGGAAACGATACGAAGTTACCAAATGGCAGTTTTCTTATTGCTTTGATTGCATCTGGAACTTTACTATATGTTGGATATGTGTTTCTTAAATACCAAGCTGCGGCTTCTTTAATAGCATCGTCGTATGTTTTTAATTTATTACTAAACAAATCTCTTGCTATGTAGTCTTGACCTTGTATTTCTTTAAACCATGTTTTTAAACTATTTAAATCTTTGTATGTAGATTTTAATTGTGATTGCATGTATTCATCACCAAACCACTTCCACATGTTATCACCACCTGCATAAACACGCGTTGCAGCTTTCATAAATTTACCATTAGTTAGTTTATTGTACAAACCATCTAAAGAATTTATAGATCCTTTTTTGATATCTTTAAGAACAGCACCTAGCTCTGATGCCACAATGTTTTCATCAATAACACCTCTTCTAATTTTATCTTCTATAGTGTTAATTAATTTTTGTTCATCTAAAACTTTACCTGCACCAAATATATCATCTAACGTCATTCTAAATGCTTCAGTAACCGATGCTCTACCACCTATATGTCCGTTTGCTAATGGAAATAAACTTGCTGATGTAACGTTTCTAACTTGTGTTGCTGGAGACAATACAGTTTTACCAAACTGTGTAGCAACTTTTAATTGTAGTATTGCTCTGTAAGCACCATTTTGTATAAGTTCATCTAATTTACCAGGTGTGCCTCTAAACGCTTGCACAACATCATTAGATGCATGTAACTTTGACAATCTAGATGATAAAAAACCTAACCCAGGTACATTACCTATTTTTTTTGAATCTAATATACCTCTTGCATTTGCTCTTGCCTCATCTTTAAACAACCATCCTTCTTTAATACCTAATGCAGCAATACGATCCATTAATTTTTTATTTGTTGTTTGTGTAATTGCATGTGAAGTTGTCGTTAATACAGATGCTTTTAAATTATTTTCTTCACCTAATAATTTTTTAATTGCATCAGGCATTTCATCACCTGTTCTAACTACATCTTTTAATCTTAATTGTTTTTTAGAAACAGCTTTTAAAAACTCTAATGGATCACCATTGTTAGTTTTACCATCTCGTAATATTTTTTTAACTAATTGTTCTGCACTTTTTTTAATTCTTATTTCAGGTTTAAATGATTTAAATGCAGGTTCTTCTAATGCTGCTTTTCTTAGATCTCTATTATTTTTTACAAGGTTAGACATATAGTCTACAGCACCATCAAATATTTTAGCATCTGGTTTGTATGTAGGGTCTGTAAATATAGAAAAAGACTTACGCATATATGTGCTTAAATTTTGCAACATATATTTTTTAAGTTCTCCCTCTGGTAACATACCTGCAAAAGATTGTTTAATTTTTAATAACTCTTTGTTTAAATTTTTTGCACTGTCTTGCAATAAACTAGGTAGTTGATCTATTCTTGTTTTACCTTGAAAGTAACTTAATACTTGGTCCATGTAGTGTTGTTGACTTGCAGGAGATGTAGTTTTTGTATTGTATAAATTCTTGTTTGCTTTTGCTAAATCATATGCTTTTTGTTCAATAGACTCTAAATACTTTTCTATAGTTCTAGACCTTGCTTTTATTTCTCTAGCTGCTCTTGATGATAATGTAAACTGTTGTCCTGTATTTTTACCTACAGATCTAAACCAAGATAAAACATTGTCTAATTTTTTCAGTCTTTGTTTTAATGGATCATCAGAGTTTACAGAAAACATTCTCCATTTATCAAACTCAGGTAGTTGTGTTTTAATAGGTGCTTTACCTACAAGTGCAGGTGCAATAATTCTTTCTAAACTATACTGTGTTCCATTTTTAATTGCTTTTGATACTGCTGGTATTACTAATGGGTCTTTTGCTAATAGATAAGATGCACCAGATATTACAGGACTAACACCGTATTTAAAACCTACACCTAATGGTTTTGCTATACCATATTTAACACCCAACGATGCAGGTTTACCTAATAAACTAAAACCACCACCTATTACTGCACCCTCTGCACCAAATCTTATTCTGTTTCTAAATCTAGCTGCTGCTAAATCTCTACCTGATAAACCATCTGTATCTTCTTCTTTTAAAACTAAATTTTCTCTACCAGGTTCACTACCTAAAAAATCTGTAATAGCAAATGTAGAAGCCATGCTACCAGATTTAGCTGCTATATTCGTAGCAGTTGTTCCAACAGCTGCAACACTTGCTTTCTTTGCTTTAGCAGCCATAGATAGTTTTCTAAGTCTGTTTGTTATTTTAATACCAATACCAGATGGAACAGCGTATTGAGCTAGAACATCTGTTACTTTACCTAATAAAGTTTCTGGTTCTTCTGTTTTATTTTCCTCGTAAACCTCTGTAAGTTTTTCGTTAAAGTCTGTATCAAACGTAAAATCAATACCAGCTGTTGCAAGATCTCCTACACTATAACCAAATTTTTGAAAACCAGATGTAAATCCTTTTTCAATATCTTTAAAAACATCTATGTAGTTTTCTTCTGTTGGACTTTCTTTGTATATATCTATTTTGTCTTTTACCCCAGGCAATAAAAGAAGAGGATTAGAGCCCTCTATATCTATTAATTCAGTTAAACCTTTTAATGTAAATTTTTTTGGTTTCTTTTCTGTTTTAAATTTTTTATCTAAAATAGATTTTACTGTGTTTTCATCAACAACGTATTCTACTTTTTTCTTTTTAAAAGGTGTGTTAGAAGCCATTTACGCCTCCGGTGGCATTTGCAAATTTACTTCGTATTTTTGATTGAATGCGTTAACATCTTGTTGTGTTTGTATATTTGCAAAATCAACTAAAGCTTGTTCACTGTTTGCAATTAACGTTACAATGTCATCTGTAATAATGTTAGGTAGTCTTGATCTTAGTTCTTCAAAACTTAATTTTTGTACAGAGTCAGCTGTCATACCAGCAGCAGGTGCTTGGTCCATGTTCATTGATGCTTGCATAGGTTGTCCACCTTCTTGTAGTCCAACTCTACCACCAGTTTTAAAACCACTTTCTTCTGTTGGTAATTGTCCTGTTTGATCGTATACAATTAAATCTTCAAATGTGTATTGACCATTTCCTATCGCTTTTAATAAAGCTTGTCTGGTTAAATCTTTTTCTGAATCTGAATACAGAGCTTGTAGTTTAGCATTGTCTTCTAATCTCTTATCTATCTCTGCTATTTGTGCATCTAATTGAGTTGTGTCTATTACAGTATCTATTTGTCCTAATTCTTCTGTTGTAGGTTTTTGTTTTATTAATGCATCTTTTTGATTTTCTAATTCTCTTTGTTGTTTTATTAAATTATTATAAGCTGCTTGTTGTTTTTCAAATGCAAATTGATCTTGACCAGTTTTTGCTTCTATTTCTGCTTCTTTAATTTTAGCCTCTGCTGCAATCTTTGCTGATTCTATATCAGCTTTTGCTAATACATCTGCTTTCTTTTCTGTAGACATTTGATCCATAATGTCACCAATTAAAGCTTGTGATAGTTTATCTTGTTCTTGTCTAGCTGTAGATTTTCTCTCAGCAAATCTTGCATACGGTGCTCTAGCTGATTGACCTATGTCTGCAAAAATATTACCTGTTGATGGTTGAGATACTAAATTAAGTCCTAGGTTAATTAAAAAATCATTTAAATCACTTCTTCTAGGTGTTTGTTTTGATTTAATAAATTCCATAGCACGGTTGTATCTTGATTCTAATTCATCTGGTGGTGTATCTGATTTTAATGATGGCATGCTTGCTGCTCTATTTTCTTCAAATGGATTTTTTACAAAAGGAACAACTTTACCTGCTCTTTCATAATTTTGTCTTACATCTACATTTGGTGCATCTAACCCTGAAGTTATACCTTCAGTGCTACCACCCATTCTAAACATCGGTCTTCTTAAAACTCTATTCATTATATTTTATTCGGTAATCCTCTCATTGGTCCCATGACATTGCCATAGATACCACCTAATGTTGATCCTATTCCAAGAGCTGTTGCTAGTGGACTAGGGTTTGGTTGATTAGTAAATTGATACTGTGCTGGATAACCACCCATCAAACCAGTTACACCTTGACCAAATATACCAAGTCTTTCTAATGGTTCGTAAGCAGCCATTCTGTTTGCTTCTCTTTGTGCATCTAGAACAGCTTGTGCTTGAGCTTGGTTTACTGCGCCCACCTGACCCGCTCTTGCAATATCTGTTCCTTGGAAGCCTTGTAGTGCACCACCCAAACCTGTTTGGAATTGTCCTAGACCTAATTGACTTGCTGCTAGGCCGGCTTGTTGTTGTGATAATGCACCTCTTTGACCTGCCATACCTGCTTGTTGTCCAGCTATTCCTGCCTGAGCTGCACCTATACCAAGTTGTGCTTGTCCTAATCCTAATTGATTTAATCCTAATTGTGCTTGTTGTTGTGCTAAACCAGATGTAGCTGCACCTAATCCTAGTTGACCTTGTGATAATGCCATTTGATTTTGTAGATCAGCTTGTCTTGCTGCTTGTGCTTGACTAAATCCTTGTGCTCTTAATTGTGCTTCTATAGCTGCTCTGTTTCTATCAGACTGTGCTTGAAACTCTGACTGCATAACACCTTCTCTACCACCACCAAAACCACCTAATCTAACAGCTGCATCAGATATATTTTGTTGTCTTGCTGCTGCTTGTCTGTCAAACTCTGCAAGTGTTGTGTCAATAACTTGTTGTTGGAACGGTGACATATACGATTGTATAGAACCCACTCCTGTCCCTGCACCTGTACCAGTTAAACCTGCTGCAGTTCCAAGTCCTGTTTGTGCTGCACCAATAAATGGAGATACACCACCAAGTGTTGCACCTGCTTGTGTTAATCCTGTGCCTGCTGCACCTACAAATGGTTGTGCCCCTGCAATAGTTGCACCTGCTGTACCAAGAGCTTGACCTGCTCCTGTTAATTCTTGACCTGCAACACCTAAACCTGTTTGTGCTAAACCTAAACCAGTTCCTGCTGTTGCCCCTGCTTGTTGTGCTGCTGTAAGAAATGGTTGATAAGTTCCTAAACCTGCTTGTGTTCTTTTTGTTGCTTCTTGTTGTAATGCTGTTTGCCCTGCAACTGTTGGTGCAAATTGTTGTGTTGGAAGAGGTTGCGCTGTTGCAGCTGTTAACTGCTTTGCGTAATCTTTACCAAGATCTTCTATAAACTGTGCGGGTAAACTACGTGTTACTGTTTCAGCCATTATAATACTTCTCCTAATCTTTTCTGTGTAGCAAACATTGCTCTAGCACCTTGTAATCCTTGTGACTCTTTTGATACTTTACCGCCTGCTTCTAAATTTTCCATCATGTTCTCCATGATCTCTGCGCCTTTATCTATATCGCCACCTCCTGCATTTCTAACAGCATCTGCAGTAAATACAAACTCATTTTTTGATAATCTTGCTGGCACATCATCTGCTCTTTCTTCACCACCGATTGCTACAAAACCACCTTCGTTTCTGTAATCTTTTTCCATACCACCCATGTCTATCATACCACCTTCTTGAGCCATGGTTCTTTGTTCGCCCCTGTCTTTTCTAGAATAAGGCACGTCGATATCTAATTGATCTAGATACTCATCAAACTCCATATCTTCAGGAATTTCTCTTATTTTTTTAAGACGTAAAAATTCTTCAAAAGCTTCTCCCATTGCATCGTCGTAACCATAAGAAGCTTTCATTATACCACCTTCGTTAGCCATCATTCTACCACCCATCATAGGCATACCTCTAGCCATCATAGGATTCATCATACCTCTCATCATCATAGGATTCATTATACCTCTAGACATCATAGGATTCATCATTGGCATTGGTGAACGCATTGGCATTTGATTTGGTAAAGTTGTTCCTTGAGCCATGGGCCCTGATTGATCGTCACCTGATACTATTGCATCTTGACCTTCTGTCTGCATAGTGACTGGTGCATAACCTGTACCACCACCTGCTGATCTATTTATTCTGTAAGGTGTTAATGCACTTAGTGCTTGTGATCTAATTGTTTCATCATCTTCATTACCACCATTTGCAAAACCTATTCTACCACCATCAGCTGCAGTTGCATAAAAATCCTCTGGCATAAATGGAAATTGTGTTCTATCTAAATTACCTCTAGCAACTAAATTTCTTATACCTCTTATGTCTAACCCTTCACCACGAGAAAATTTGTTTGGATCATCTTCATCTTGTCCTGTTCCAAATACTAATGGTAAAGCAGACAATGCACCAATAGTGCTAAAAGGATTTATGTTTTTAAGACTAAAACCAGCTCTAGGATCATTTAAAAAAATTTTTTGTAATATACCTGTTTTTGTAGGACCTATAAATCCAGAAGGTACTTTGCTACCCATTAAAAATTTACCCAAACCTGAAGTTCTTAATCCTGCAAAAGGGCCAATACCACCTAAAAGACCTGCACCAGCTGCTAACAACGCAGCTTTACCAAACGGTGACTTAGCAATCTTCTTAACACCTTTACCTATTTTCTTAACTATCTTACCTAAAAAATATCCTTGTCTTAAATCTGTTATTCCACCACCAGCGTAACCTATTCTACCACCGTCAGCTGCAAATGCTGTAAGGCCATACATTCTTGGATCAACGCCCATTTGTTTTCCGTATGCTAGTTGTGCTGCAGAAGGATCTGAACCTACAAAATAATTTTGAAACGGAAGTTTTCTATCTTTTGGTAGTATAAAAGGACTATCTGGTTCTACTGGTGGTGTTGGTAACACTTCTCCCGGATTACCTGGCACAGGCATTGTTGTTATTGGTCCTATTGTTGGATCGCCTCCACCACCACGAGCATCAATAGCGTTTTGTCCCATTTCAGTATTACCATACGCTCCAATTACTCCTGCTTTTCTTAAAGCATCATATTCATCATAATTATCCTCATCAAAAGTTATTACCGATCCGTCTGGAAGTGTAACTGTTTTGCCTCTAACATTGTCATAATAAAATTTTCTAGTAATTTGTGAGGGTAAAAATTTATTTACAAAATCTACTGTCGCATCAAATGTTTTAAAACCGGTTTTTTTTGGAATAGTTTTAGTATTTATAAATTTATCTCTATTTTGTTTGTCTATTCTTTTCTGTATGTTTTCTGCAAGAATTCTTTCTTCAAGATTTCTATCATCACCTGGTATTACATTAAACTGTTGACCACCAATAGTTGTAGTTGCTGGACTTAAAAAATCACCTTCTTTTATTTGATTACCAACACGAGCTTGCTCTCGAACATCTTCTTTTGTTGCAAATTTATTTGGATTAGAATAACTCTGATCTTCAAATCTAGATTGCTCCCTTTGACGTTGACTAGGACCATCACCTGTATCAGTTCCTTTATCTACTTTTGTGCCACCTTTCCCTCTATCATAACCAAAACGATAACCTTTTCTTTTACCATCTATTGATGGTGAAACTAAAATTCCACCTTTTTCAAATCCTAATCTTGCAATACCACCTTCTTTTAATTCTTCACCTCTTCTAGTTAATTCATCCATAGCTATTTGTACTATCTCTGGATCTGAATCTTGTATGATGCTTCTTAGATTGTTACGGGTGTATTGCATTATGTTTTTACGAAATTCACCTAGTTTCATTTCACCGTATTCACCTACTTTATATAATTTTCCCATTTTCTATAGTTTCTGTTGATTTAAAAAGCAGGAATTTAACCTGGAGTTTCTGATAATACTTGTTTTTATCAAGTAAATCAAGCCTATGTTGTAACCTCTCTAGGCTTTATTTCTAGCGCAGACAAGACTACATGTAGTCTATTTGCGGTTGCTGCTGTTACTTTTAGTATCTCGCTCTCTTGCAGCACAAGAGGTCCTGTTAATAGTTCCGTGGTCCCATTTGCAGATATAGATTTAGTTTTAAACAAACTAAACACAGCAGTTGCCGTGTCTGTAATAGTTACAGTTATAGTATCTGCGTTACCAGAGTCTTCTGATACTAATATAGATTTAATTACAGATGTTGTAGCTGACGGCACTGTATACAATGTCGTAGCACTAGTTGTAGTTAAATCTACCTTTTTATTTACAAACGTATTAGCCAAAGAAAAAAGCCTCCGCCTCTGCTTCTTCTTTTAAATCTTGTTGAAAAGAAGTATTTAATTTTTGCACTATACTATCAACATCTCTAACAAAAGATTGTTGTACCTGTTGATCGTAATCTTCTAATGGTTGTGTAAGTGATTGTACTATTCTTGCCATTATCTTCTACCGTCTGGTTGTATATCTAATCTAAATGTTCCTAATTTCCAAAATTGACTTGTGCTTGTGTTATCCACTTTTAAAGATATAGATCTTGCTCTTGCACGTGTATCAATTTTATTTGTAGCACTACTTATTGTAAATGGACCTAATGTAGAACTAGCTTGTGATTGATTAGGAAAGTCTCTTAAATTTAATGTAATTCTTGTGTCACCTGTTTGTGTTTGAAAGTCTGGTAACACTCTTCTAATTTTCATCATAAATTCACCGTCACCAGCTAAACCTTGTTGTCCTATGTCAAAGTCTCCTGATTCAATACTAGCAACAATAGAACTTGTTGCACCTTCTCGTATTTGATCTAAACCTTTTTCATGTTCATAATAATAACTAACACCATCACTGTTTCCTTGCACAAATGTAGAAGAACCAGATGTACCATTAGAGCTTGTATCATATTCTGTAGCATGTGGCTTACCAAACACAGCAGAATCTTGCCATGCTGTTCTAGATAATGTACCTGTTGTCCATACTGGACGTTCTGGTGTTGAGTCTAGATAGTTATAACAAACCATTCTATTAACTATGCTAGATGAAGAACTAGGATAGAACCACATTACCTCACCAAACAAGTTATTAAGACCTGCATTGATGTGTTGTTTTGGAATTGTGTTAATATCATCGTATACGTGATCTTCAACTAAACATGGTAGTGATTCTAGTTTACCAGTGTATCTAAAGAAACCATTCTCTGACATCCAATATGCAGATCCGTCAACCTCTACAGCCGCATTCTTTCCTATCAATCCACAGTTTGTACCAACTTGTTGGAATGAGAATGTAAAAGGTGCACCAACAAATCTCATAATAAATAGTGACGTATCAGTCCAAATGTATATCGCATCTCTACCTCTGATAGCTCCTACAATTTTAGATCCGTCTGCTAATCTTTGTGTACCTGCAGTGTTGATTGCACTAGGTGCATAAGATGTTGTTGCATCAATTGATTCTTGGTCCGAGAACCTTATAAACATTTCATCTCTTGATGAAGATGTACCAACAGTTGTTTCTGTACCAAAAAATATTAAGTGTCTGTCTGGTGCTGATACTAGAGTAAAAGATGATGCAGTTGGTGCGTTTGCTAGTATTGTTGCTCTTGTGTTGTTTGCACCTATAGGATCAGAGTCCCATTCAAATGTTTCTGCACCAAATATAGTTGCAATAAGTTTGTTACCAAAATTATCTAGTGACCATAAACCTGGTGCTGTTACGATATCTCCTGATGCTGCAGCGTTCCATGAAAAGAAATCAGCTGCATCTGTAACAGTTGCACCTGAACTATGTATTGCTGCTGTTGTACCATTAGCACCTCTTGTTAATCCTGATAATGTTCCGCCACTATTTCCTGTGTATGTAATAAGTTCATTTCCTATTTGTACCGTACCCGAAGATGGAAAAGAAGTAGAACTAGCCATTGTTAGTGATGTTGCACTAGCACTTAACTCTGATGATAATGTAGATGTAAATTGACCTTGTTGTACAC